TGCAAATACTTGCTTTTCGTCTAAATGTCCTGGAAGTACAGCGTAAAAATCACCATTATCATTAGACATAATAAACATATCTTTCTTAAATTCTCTAAACTCTTTGGGGTAAGAAGCTTGAAAATCTTCTACACTCTCGTCTTCTAAATCTTCTATTACTCTCTCAGCGGCTTGTTTTAAATTTAAAGCTCGTATATGGTCAATTGGATTTAAATCGAACCCTACATCACTAGTGTTATCTACACCTCCACTTACTACTGTGAAATTTTTTACAATGCTTTGAGCATCTTCGCTTTTTGAAAAAGCGTCTGCCTTTAAATAAGATAGTTTTTTAGATTTAATATCATCTAGAATATACTTCTTAAAAACTTCTAATGAACCATCAAGCAATCTTTCTAAGTGTGCCGATCTACTGGTAATAGGATACTCATGTAATTTATCTAAGAATAAACTAGCCCATTGTTTGGCCAATTCTTTATGAAAGGTGTCTATGTTAGTATCTTCTGCCTCTTTAATACTATTATAAGCCTCAAACAATAACTTAATGTCCCTATTCATAATATTATTTATTGACCACCAACTTCCTTATTAGTAATAACGTCGATCGAATTGGAATACTTTTTCATTATGTCAACTATAGAGGTAAGTACGTCAGAAGCATTGGTTTCATTTACTTCTGGCAAATCCTTCAAAGCTTTTTCATCTACATCACCTGGATTCATAAAAAGCGCTTTTCGTAATAGTCTCACCAAGAACACTTCACCCTCAGGCGTTAACGGTTTTTGTTCAGAAGCAGGTGCAGGTTCCGGTGCTGCCGGGGTTGGTAGAGGAGAAGCAGACGGTATACCTAAATCTACAGGCTGACCAGGGACTTCTCCAGGTACCTGCTCATTTAGTTCTTTATATTTTTTTTCTAAAATGGATATAAATTTCATTAAGGTGTTTTAAGCTCAGATGGTATGCTTTTTATAGTACTTAGTGTTTTGTCGATAGTATCAACTAATTTAGTCCCCCGGGTAATCACTTCTTTTTTTGCATCTGCTACCTTCTGGGTAATTGCAGTTTTTATCTTATTGACATCTGGGTCTTTATCGAGACCTGCATCTTGTACTGCTTTCATTAAAGTATCTACCACAGAGGTTTTGGTTGTTGACGTTGCCGTTGGAGCTGCCGGTATTGAAGCAACACTAGGTATAGCCCCCACTGAACCTGCTGTAGGTACAGCATTATATTCATTAACCCATTTAGGTGTCTCTAATCCTAATTCATTATATTTACCGATCAGGCCATCTAAAAATTTCATTATAATATATTTATGTTACAAACAATCCTAATTTAATATTATAATTATCGGCTATATCACCTTCAAGCTTATGAATATCATATTTTTTAAGTAGCTTTTTGAATTTCTCTATATTTGGCATACGGTTATTCTTAGTTACAATATTTTTTATAATAGCCCTCTGTTCTGTGCCTTCGCCTTTTTTTGAATTTAGCAAGTCTAGCGCTGTATTAAAAGGCCTATTAGATATATATAGATTTAGACACAATGCAGTATTTAACTGTTTTATTAACACCACAACATCTTTACCAATTTCATTTAAAAAGCATAATTGTAAATCTGTATCTAAATAAAATAGGTTTTTTAATTTATAAGTTTTCGTAGTCTTTAGAACCTCTACTAACAATTTACACAGCCTATACATAACAAATTTTTTTAATAATTTTTTATTTTTTTGTAAGTTAAATTTATAATCATCCTCTTCAATCTCTGGTTCAATATATGTGGACAAAACACAATTTAAGTTTATTAGACGTACTCCAAGTTCTTTTTGGGAGTATATACATCTCATAAAATTATTATGAGTGAAAGTCCGTTATTTTTCAACTATAAAATCTTTGGGCGGTGATCCAATGCGTACATTGAGAATACCATTGTAATAGTCGTCTCTTAATATTACGTCCCTTTTAATTTGCTCTTTTATCTCTCTATATCCTAATTCCCATTTTGAATTACATGCATGTAGAATAGTAAAGGTAAACTTTTCCTTTCCATACTTTTCAATATCTGCATTCAACTCTTTTGATGAGCCAGTATAACCCCTCCAGTCTGATTCAGTTACAGTTATACGTCTATTTTTCTTTCCTTTAAGAGGTTTTTTAGCCAAACGTCTTACACATTGTTTTTTTCCAATATATTTTTTTCCGTTTACAGTATTGCAAATTTCGTAAATAAACCCAAAGGTATCTTCTGTAATAACTACATCGGGTTGTATTGCCCAGTGACCAAGGTCCATTAATTACTTACTAAAGGTCTTCGCTGTACAACTATTTTCTTTTTTTTGCCTACTTTTTTTGCACCCAGAGCTGTGGGGACTCTTGCATCCCCAGGTGCATAAAAGTCTGAATTGCCTACAGCCCCACCGTGACCCATACTTGGACCGCCTCCAAATACTCCTCCGGCCCCGGCCACATTATCCTCACTATATACAAATTGCTTAAATGTTTTCATAGATTGATTTTCAGTAGTCAGTACCTATACTGTATTTATGACGGTACTAGAGAAATATATAAAAGAGCTTGAAGCAGATGTTGTTGTAGATGAATTAAATTTGAAGGAAGCTGCATTAATGCTTCCAGCAAAGAAAGCTAAATGGGTGTCGCGGTTAATGTTAGAAAAGAACAATTTTAATGATCTTCAAAGGAAAAAGACTAAAATTGTTCGAGAGGCAGTAGAAGAATTAAAAAGGGAATCTGGAGTTCGGTTGGCAACACCCACCTTAGAACGAGCAGCCGAAAAGCATCCAGCAGTTGTGGCAATTGAATCAGAAATACAAAACACCCAATCGGTGGTAGATTTTTTAGAGCGAGTAGAAAAGGTTATGCATAGCTTGGGATTTGATATAAAAAATTTAATTGAACTTATTAAGATGGAGACGGCTTAATGGTATATTTTGAGCTAGATAAAAATAAAAAAAATGGAGTAGTATCTGGTGACCATTTAAATGAAATACGAGAACATTTTTCTGTTAGAAATGAGGGTGCTCGGTTTGCTCGATTACGCGGTAGGTTTATACCGTCTCGGACTTACGCTATAACTCCCGGGGGAAGAGTAGACCCTTGTCTTTTCTATGAGATAACTAAGTTTTTACTTCAAAGTAATTATTGTACTCAGGACCAGATTAGAGCATCCCGTGAATTTTTAGATAATATACTACCTGGACCTTCAACATATCATAAAAATATTGGCTATACAAACCAACCTTACGATAATTTAAGTTTAAAATTATACGATTATCAAAGAGCTATAGTTAGTAAGTGCCTAGATTCAGGCAGGGGGGTCATAGTGTTAGCAACAGCTGGAGGCAAGACATTGACTATGGCTTCCTTACTATCCAATTTTTTTCTTCTTAATAAGAAGTTTAAATGTTTATTAATTGTACCGGATTTAGGCCTGGCCACTCAAACTTTTAACGACTTTAAAACCTATGGAGTTCCTTTTTTTATTAACAAATGGACGGGATCTGATCATCTGGATACAAGTGCGAATGTAGTAATAGCTAATCTGGGTATCCTGCAATCAGAAAAATCTGATTTAACTTGGATTGAAGATATTGATATATTGATTATAGATGAAATACATAAAGCACGAAGAGGTAATCAAGTCAATAATATTATAAAAAATATTAAGACCCCTATTCGGTTTGGCTTTACTGGTACTATGCCTGAAGATAAATTAGATCAATGGAATATAATAGGAAAAATAGGGCCCATTATTTACGAAAGAAATAGCTTTCAACTCCGTACTGAAAAATTTATTTCCAACGTTATTGCAAATGTTTTGGAACTTAATTATCTATCTTCTCCCACCGTTGAAAAAGAAACCCTACATCCCACTGAAAAATATAGAAAAGAATTAGAATTTTTGTTTGATAACTCATTTAGGAATAACACTATAGCTACTCTTTCAAATAATGCACCAAACAATGTTCTTATCTTAATTGATTATATTAAACACGGTGAAATTCTATTTGAGAAGCTTACTAAAGTTTGTAATCGTAAAAAAGTATTTTTTATTCGCGGGGAGGTCGAGATTGAAGATAGAGAGAAGGTTCGCCAACTCATGGAAAAAAGTAATAATGTTGTCTGCATAGCTATAAGTAAGATATTCAGCACCGGGGTGAATATAAAAAATTTGCATTTTATAGTATTTGGAGGCGGCGGTAAAGCAAAAGTAAAGACAATTCAAAGTATAGGAAGAGGGTTAAGATTACACGAAAAAAAAGACAAACTATATCTTATAGATATAGCAGATCAATTTACATATGGAAAGCGGCATCAACTTAAAAGGCAAACATTATACGAAATTGAGCGCATTCCTTATCAAGTTAAAAAGATATACGAGACCCTATAATATGAAAAATTTTAATGAATATAACTTAAATATTACTGGTGCAATAACTATAGGCGCCGATGTTGGCCAGGAGTTAGATTTTTATTTGCAGAATAACATCTATAATATGGTATTTTTTGAACCACGGTTAGGACCGTTTCTAGACTTACAAGAAAAAGTAAGTAAACACCGCAATAAAAATATACAATGCTTTAATATAGCTCTAGGAGATAAAGAAGAAACTAAAAATATGTTTGTTGCGGGCGGTGGCCAATCTAGCTCGTTTTTAAAACCTAAACTACACCTACAAATGCACCCGGAAATATTATTTAATAACCCCCCGCTTTTGTGTGATATAAAAACTTTAGATTCTTTTAATTTTTCTCCTCTTTTTAATTTTATTCATATTGATGTTCAGGGGTTCGAATTAAATGTTTTGAAGGGCGCGCAACAAACTCTACACAATGTACATGCCATAAGTTCTGAGATAAATGTAATTGAGTTATATGAAGATTGTGTTTTAGTAGACGATCTAGACAAATTTTTGTTTAACTTTGGATTTAAGAGAATAGAATCGGAAGTAAATGATCAAGGATGGGGTGATGCTCTCTATATAAAAAATTTATGAACAAGAAACCTCTAAAAAAACAGAAGCAAAAAACAACCATATCTGAAATAGATGAAATAGGTATAATTACCACGGTGGTGGCCGTTTTAACCGGACAGGATACTAAATCCCCTATAGCAAAAAAATTAAAACCTTCTGAAAAACCTCACTATGTGAATAGTAAGGAATTTGAAGAACAGATAAGGCTTTATTATAAAACGGATGTTATTACGGAATATTTAGCCGAAGCTATTAGGCGCATTGCATACGGGCTTTCCTTTGCCCCCAACTTTATTAACTATTCATACCGAGATGAAATGATCGGAGATGCTGTTGTAAAAATGTACCAGGCATTAAAGTATAAAAAATTTAAATTAGATCATGGGTTTAGTCCCTTTAGTTACTTTACGACAATAGCTTTTCATGCCTTTATTAGTAGAATAAAAAAGGAAAAGAAGCATCATCAAATTATTACCGATTATAGAGAGCGTAATTATGATAGCTTGATAAACAAGGACGAAGAGCAAACTGGCATTAGGGTTAATACTAAAGACTATGGAATACTTGATAATAGTATCCATAATGAAGGTAATGCCTAAGCATACTAATTCTGTCTCTATTTCGCGAATTGCTATATTCTCGGACATTCACTTGGGTGTTCACACGAATAGCGGGACTTGGCATAAAATCTCATATAATTGGGCTGAATGGTTTACGGAAAATTTAAGAAAAGAAAATATAAAAGATATTGTTTTTTGCGGAGATTTTTTCCATAATAGAAGCGAGATAACAGTCAATACGTTATATCAAGCAGGGGAGCTATTAAATTTATTTCAAGATTTTAATATTCATATGCTAGCAGGTAACCACGATTCTTTCTATAAGAATAATTGTTCGGTAAATAGTATCAAGATTTTTGAAGGTAGACCTAATATTACCATATATGATAAGCCTACACTTATTCAGCTAGGCGGACAGGAATGTTTTTTTGCCCCCTGGGGTACTGATATAGAACAAATTGAGCAGTGTGACATTTTATTTGGTCACTTTGAAATTGAAAGCTTTAAGATGAATACTTATAAAATGTGCGAGGAGGGAATTAAATCAGAAAATCTATTTAAGAAAGCCCCGCTAATTATTTCTGGACATTTTCATCTTAGAGAAGAAAGAAAATATGATAAAGGAACTATTCTATACGTTGGGTCGCCTTTTGAATTAGATTTCGGTGACGAAAATTCTACTAAAGGATTTTATATTCTCTCTCTAAAAGATAGAACATACAAGTTTTATCTTAACAATATTTCTCCCCAGCATAAGAAAATAAACCTATCAAATTTGATTAAGATTAATAACTTCAAAGAGGTAGGCGCTGGTTTATTGAATAATAACTTTGTAAAATTAGTTGTAGATAGAAATATATCTAACCAGGATCTAGATAAATTGACGGCCAAACTTAATGCTTTTAAACCTACCAATATAGTTGTCGATAACGATATTGCATTTGACAGGTTAGGTCTAGGTGAGGGTGATAATGTCGATTTAAGCGGGGTAAACATAGAACAAGCTATAGCTGAGTTTGTTGATATGCTAGATATCAAAAATAAAAAGGAAGTCACAGATTATACCTTACATCTGTATGCACAGTGTAAATGAAAAAGATTATTTTTAAAAGACTTACAATAAAAAACTTCTTAAGTGTTGGTAATGTTCCAGTAATAATTGATTTTAAACCTGGACTGCATGCTATTACTGGAATTAATAGAGATCAAATAGATAGAAGAAACGGTGTAGGCAAAAGTACTATACCTGATGCCCTACATTTTGCTTTGTTTGGTACTACGATTAGAGAATTAAAAAAAGAATTCATACTAAACAATATTACTGAAAATACATGTGAGGTTTCTTTAGCTTTTTCTATACATAAAGGCAAAACACAGGATAACTATGAAATAGTTAGATCTATAGAGCCTAGTCGGTGTACTCTCTACCATAATGACAGAGATATTACCCGAGATAGTATAGCCAATACAACTCTGTATATTGAAGAGCTTATTCAGAGTACTTCTGATATTTTTCAAAATTGTGTAATTATGACCATAAACAATACTATTCCGTTTATGGCAAAAAAGAAAAATGATAAGCGTAAATTTATTGAGAGTATTTTTAATTTAGAAATTTTCAGCAAGATGCTAACACAGCTTAGAGAAGAACAAAACTCACATAAAAGAAATCTTGAGGCTGAATCTGCTCGTCAAGATGAACTTTCACTCTCCCATGAAACGCTGGTTACCCAACAAACTAAAGCTCACGAAGATTATCAAACTCGTAAAAAAACTTTAGAAGAAAGGCAGATTAATAATAATAAAGAGTTGCTAGCCATAGAAAAAAGAATAGAAAAATTTAAACCTATTAATATAGATGAAATTAATAAAAATATAACTCTCTTAAACGATAAATTAAAAGAAACTGACGTAAAAATACAGGATTTAGGTAAACAGGTTGCTTCATTAGAAACAAAAAATGAGTTCTTGTTCACTACAATGGCTAAGATTGGCACCAAGGAAGATGTCTGTCCTACCTGTTTGCGATCCATAGAAAAAAATGATTTAAATCACATACACGAAACAAAAGCAAAATATCAAACCGAGGTGGCTGCCCACGAGACAGAGATTAAATTATTAGAAGCAAAAATATTTGAGCTCAACACTTTAAAGACAAAGATATTAGATGCTGTTAAAAAAGGCCAGGGCAATTTACAGCAAAACGAATTACTAGCCCAACAAAATAATCATGATACTAAAAGAAAAGACCAGCTGGTTCAGTATAATGAGCAGGTAAGCCAAGATCTTCAACACCTCACAGATACGAGTGTCTCTCTTAATGAAGCAATAAGTCAATCTAAACTTAAGCTAGATCAAATACAAGATAGTGTAAAGAAATTACAACAAATTTTAAATTTACTAGACACTGTAAAATTTGTAGTAAGTGAGGAAGGCGTAAAGAGTTTTATAGTTAAAAAAATATTAAGATTGTTCAACAGTAAGCTTGCATATTATCTAAAAAAGCTCAACTCCAATGCAATTATTACTTTTAATGAATACTTTGAAGAGCAAATATTTAATGAAAAGGGCAAATTGACCACATATTTTAATTTCAGTGGGGCAGAGCGCAAAGCTATAGATCTGGCTATAATGTTTAGTTTTATAGATATGCTAAATCTACAAGGTAATATATTTTATAACATTCAGTTTTATGATGAACTACTTGATACTAGCTTAGATGAGACGGGAGTAGAATTAGTTTTATCTTTATTAAATGAATTTGTTCATAAAAATAATTTCGGTGTTTATATAATTTCTCACCGTAAAGAATGTGCAAAATTTGTAACAGGAGATATGATAATACTAGAAAAAGTCAATGGGCTCACTACTTTGTCAAAAAGTGTACCTAGTTGAAAAATGAGTAGTTTATTATATATATAGGAAATGTTTACCACCGGTAGTTTTGCCTCTCCTCTATTGCAGGCCATACCTAATTCTAATTTTATCCCCGGTCAGGCCACCAACGGAACGCCTACTGCCCCGGTACTTCAAGCAGATAATACCCCACCTCCCGATACCAATCTTCCCCGGGTGGTTCAATATTATGCAGATTATTCAGGGTGCGGATTCTGGCGAATGATTTGGCCAGAACATTTACTTAATGCCTATAATAGTATGTGTATTCACGGTACAACCGTAATGGTTCTAGACCCTCGTTGGTACGTAAATGTAAAGGCTGTTCGAATTCAAAGACAAGCTACCTCACACCAGCTTCAATTCGTTAAATTTTTACGAGAAGTATCCAAGCAGGTTGGGTTTCGGATTATATATGAAATTGATGACTTGGTGTTCTGTGAGGACATTCCCGATTATAACAAATTTAAAACAGCTTTTGTTGATCCAGAAATTAGAAAAAATGCACAAGAAATTATGTCGCTATGTGATGAAATTACTGTGACCAATGATTTTATGAAAGAGTATTACCAGCAAAAAACTGGTAATAAAAATGTAACGGTGATTCCTAATTTCCCTCCAAAATTCTGGTTAGGTCATTTTTACGATGAAAAACAAATAAGTTCTAATTATGATACTTACAAGAATAAGCCCCGCATTCTGTATGCAGGATCTGGGGCTCACTTTGATGTAGAAAACAGAGTAAATCAAAATGATGATTTTGCCCATGTAGTACGAGCTATATACAATACGTACCAAGAATTCCAATGGGTTTTTCTCGGAGCATTTCCTCTAGGCCTACGCCCATTGGTTGAAAGCGGAGCAGTAGAATTCCATCCCTGGATTAATTTATATCATTATGGAGAAAAAATTAAA